ATGGTCATGCCGGTTGGCGGTTTAATTGGGTAGAACCGCCCAGTCTTTGTATCAACCTGTCCGGCACTGGAACCGTACCGCGCCGCTTCTTCAGGCGTAACCGGGCGGAATTGTTCGCCAAGGCTGCCGGTCAGTAAAAAACGACGTCCTTCCGGGGAAGCGGGGTCGATCCCGGTTAGCCTTAATTGCTCCAAACGACCCCGTGTTTCAGCGGTCTGCTGGGGATAAAACTGCTTAAGGAACGTCTCAAAGTTCGAACCGCCCATACCCTCAGCCAACATCATGCCAACTGACGCCCTCGCCGCATCTAGTCCACCAGGCTTGTCAAGTATGAGACGAATTGACTGCGCGCTATCAGCCGCACGGTTATCACCAGCGTTTCTGTAGGCGGCAATTTGCTTGTCGAGCATCTGTTTGCCAAGATCGATATCACCTCCGGCAAATACACTAAAGAGTCGCTGACCAAACCTTAGTTCGTTCGCAGACCGCTCCGCGCCGAATGTCTTTTGCATCGCGCCGATCTGCTGACCGAATGCCGGGTTTGCTGCCAACACGCTCATGTAATCGCCAGAGGTTGCGTTGTTCCCAAGGCGCACCAGGTTCTGCAAAGCGTCCATGCCGCTTTGGCGTTCCTGCGCCACACGTTGGCGCTCCTGACGTTCCTCGCCAAACCGGCGCAGCCTCTCAACGTCGCCATAAGCCCCGCGGAACGCCGCTATCGATTTAGCAAAGGGGTCGCCAATATCAATAAAGTAATCTGATGCAGGCATAGCGATCTTCCTCCTAGAACCCAGATACGCCAAGTGATTGGCTGGCAGGGATGCCGCTTCTCAACGCATCATATCCGCCGAATGAATATCCGCCAAAGCCACCCGCCGGTTGTGCAGGAAGTCCTGCATCAAGGCCGCCAGCCAGAGCTCCCAACACACCACTCAAGCCCTGGCCGATGCCTTGTATGCCCTGCGCTTTGTACGCCCCAGCGGCGGTAATGCCCCCAGCCGTTGCTGATCCCGCGCCAACCAAAGCGTTTGCAATCCGCGTCGCTTCGTTCTCGCGCGCCTGGCCTATCGCCGCCGTTGTTTGTCGGCCAATATCCGCCAGTCCGCCCAGGCGGCTATACTGTTGCTGCAAAAGCTGGGACAATACCTGCGGCCTGTACTGAGCCAATGCGCCCTGGACGTTGCCGCCACGTACCCCGCCAGTCGCCGCTGCACGCTGTAGAATGCTCTCCTCGCCCTGACGGACCAGCGCCTGAAACTCAGGACCAGCCTGGACGCCTGAGATATATGCTTGTTGCGCCTGCGGGCCAGATAGCCCAGATGCCGCCATCATCTGTTGCAGCGCCGGCTCACCGACATCAGCATATGGTTGGAGCAGACCAACAATGTCCGCATAAGCGCCGCGCGCCTCTTCAGCGGCCTGCCGATAAGCCGCGGCTTGCGTCTGAGATGCACTTTTGGCGGCTTTCGCTTGCTTGTTGCTGGAAAGAAATGAGGTTCCAGCGCCAATGGCCGACGTTGCGCCAATTATTCCTGTGACCGGATCAGGCATTGCAAAACTCCGATATATATTCGTTCAAATCTTCGCCATATAGGCTCAAAACGGTCGGCGCTATGGTCTGCGCCATGTCTCTGCCGTGGCAAAGCTGAACGACAAACGCGATCAAATCATAATAGCCCGCACGCCACATATATGTCTTGGCGTCCGCATTTCCTGCTCGCTCTATAGCGTCAGATGCCTGCCATTTCAGGATCTGCGTAGCCAAAACTGGTATCAATAAAGCGGATCTCGATGCAAAAAACGGGTTCGCCGGCATCTCAACCAATGTCGCCCAGATGACCCGATCAAGATCGTCCCGGTCAATCCTGTCGCCATCGGCGACGTCGTCGAAAAGCTGGATGCACGCCCATATGTCCAACAGCCATTGCGCTGCTTCCTGCGGCAGCGATAGCGTCGTCAAAAAATGATCTTTTAATGCCGAGGCGTGCAAGTGCTGCCCTCTTTTAAGATCGGGCTGCTGGCTGCCTACATTCTCAGCCCCAGCATTATGCCTAACTTCTTCCGGTCTGTCCACTATACTGTCTCCCGCCCGGATGCCCGTATGGTGAGAGTTGCGGCAGCGCTCGCAATCGTCGAGATGTAGTCGCCAACCTTGAGGACGTGGCCCACAAGTTCTGGGCAGGTGTAGCTTTCGCCAACGTCGAGGCTTCGGGCGTTGACTATCAAATTGGCTGCCGACACCGCGCCCAGATTTGTCACCACATTGATTGAGATCGTAGCCGTAGCCGCGCCCGTATTCGTGACCGTCATTTTGTCTATGACAGCGTCAACATCGGTCGCAGTATATTGGATTGTCTGCGTAGCCTCGGCCTGCTTTGGCTCGATCAAGACCGCCAGGGTTGTCGTCATTGCTGCACCTGCGTCACGTTAAGGGTACATGCCGGCGATGCCGGCGCAAACGCCGTTGCCGCCACGGCTTCGAGCGTTACGTTCACGTCGTTAGACGCCCACATAAGTTCAATGTAGTCGCCGTTTTGCAGTGAGAAGAAATCACTGCGACCCACCGGCATATAGCCATTGTTGATGTCGGTCGTGACGATGAACGATGAATTCGGGTGGTCTGTTCCGTTCTTGCGATACCAAAACCACACATTTTTGGCCGATGCGCTGCCAGATGTAATCTGGAAGCTGGGAGAGAAATCGTATAGGCCGCTCAATTCCACGACGATCCGCGATGGATATGTCCCATCAATCGATATGCCGCTTGACACAGATGTAGCATCGAATTCAATCGGGTATGCTGTATTGACTGCGGCTGGCGTCTGGTTAACCGTTACTTCGAACTGGCCGTATAGTTTTTGCTGTTCGACGGTCGGCCTAACAAAAATCTCTCCCACCGTCGCACTAACCTGCAACACAGCCGCCAGAGGCACCACGTTGTCGGGCGCCGTTGGCTTGACATTTGTGAACGCCCCAGCCGTTGTCGGAGAGGCATATAATATGTCGCCTTGCGCCCACGTCTCGCTGACTGCCGATCCGGTCGTGTCTATCCCGCGAACGTGACCCCAGGTCGTGCAGTATCCGATCTGACCAGCGTCTGGCAGGTCGTGCGTCATCACTCCAAGGATATAGAGCGTTGGCTGAGATCCGTCCGCAAGATACGGCGTCACCAAGAGTTGATTGCCCGCCCCAACCCCGGCAAATCCGACAACGCTGCCGTTGGGGATTGTCACGCCGGTCGTGTTCTGCACGCGCGCGTATGTTTCCAGCCCAACCTGCTGGACCACATCGTAGTCCATGCCGATGTCGAGCGTCTGATCGCTGTCGTTCCACGCCAGACGCCGCGTCCTAGACGCGCCAGATTGCAGTCGCCGGAAGTCGAGATAGTCTAATGTTGACGCGCTCGGCTGATAGGACGTTGCAGCATCGAACGCTGCGCTGGCCGACAATGAATTGGCTTCTATCAGGATCGTTAGCGCCGCAATATCGGATGGCGTCAATTGGCCAGAAACAATGAACAAGCGCTCTAACGCCTTGATTAGCTCAGGATCGCGCCCAGCCATCGACGCGATCTGGTTCCTGGTAGGTGTGATCGGGTCTGCCATTATCGGGCCAGCGCCTCAATTCGCGCCTCTAGCGCAGCAATGGCGATAGGGGCGTCTGACGTGCCCCTGAAGCGCTGCATGCGCCTTGTCCGCATCCACCCCTGCTGAAGCCAAACCAAGCGCTTGTCGCGCGCCCCGGAGCCTCCTGCGCGGATCGGCTTTTCAACGCTCCAGGTTTGTCCGTCCAGGCTGTATTGGGTCCAGATCGTCGGGTCAACACCGAATGCCGTCGCCCCGGTTAGGCCAACTAGTTCCAGTTCGTGAAAGATCGCGCCGGCATTTTGGTTGTAGACAATCGTTGTGCCAAAATCCCAGCCGATAGTATCGCCCCAGTGCGTGTTCACGTTGTTGTGATCCAGGAAGCCAAACTGCGATGTCGATGGATGCCCGATATTCCACCGATCATATGCCCAGACCATGGATTGAGCGTTCCAGATGCCGTCTCCGACCAGGGTGGATGCCAGAGAAAACCAGACGAGTACCGACATAACCCGGCTCGCGGAGCCATCAAAAACAAGCGTATGACGCGCCAGATGGATCACAAGCTGATCGTGGAAAAGATATAC